TCTGATATCTTTGCCGAACGATCGAAGATCCTGTTTGACTTTACCCATGGAACTTATGAAAATAGACGCGATAGCGTAAGCGATACCACACGCCAACACAATAAACTTGTGATCAACACCGAATTTGCTAAGATCGAAACGTCTGTAACCACCTCTGGCGAGCAAGTTCAACGTGACTGGTATCAACACGAGTATAAGCGCACTCACAATCCATGGCTTCGATTCATCGCTCGTCTTCTCTGCTAATACTGGACTCATCATTATCACGAGACTCGAAATCCACATGAATATGAAAGTAAAGAGTTGTGTATTCATTTACAATAGGTATACATTATTTATCCTGGATGTGCTTTCCACAAAATTCGGTTTTCTCTGGTATTTCTTGGTAAATACCTATAGCAACACACATTGATTTGAGTTTATCATATTTGTCCCAATAATCTGGACTGTGTGCATACTCATCGACGCATCCATGTGCGAGTTCGTGGATTAACACGTGCATGATTTCGTTTGGTTCTCCATCTATACACAGGCCTATTTCATGACCCTTGTTCACGTTGTATCCTACACTCCCCTGTTGTGCTCTATGATGGGCTGTGATTGGAACTTGTTTCACCAAGTGTGAGAATTCTTCGTTGCCAGACGTCCGTATGTGTTCCCTGAGAAGCGCGTATCGCTCCTTAACGATACGCAATTTTTCTGGTTCTGTCGTGTGTAGGTATATGTATACGTTTAATACAAATAGAATAAGTATGAGTATCATCTCTTATATACAAAGATAAATTTAGAGTATAGTTCAGATATAGGATTCCCAGACATGGGTTCCCATGAATTGAGCCTAAATCCTAATTTTTCTAAACGCGTGACTAACAGGTCTCTATGTGCTATTGGCTCCGACTTTGCGCCGTCTTGGTAATACGGTGTGTCTTCGAGGTGGACAAACAATTTTTCACCAAATTGACCATTACTCGTCGATTTCATGAGAAAGAAGCTTTCACTTCCGTATTTAAGAGGCGTTTTAAATATAATTTGATTTGAATCCGGTATGATACCTATGAGTTTACCACCCGGTTTCATTCGTCGAGCTATTTCACGGGTAGTTTCTTTAAAGAGTTCTTCACTCGAAAATATGTAGTGAAGTGAAAAATTGTAACACACTACGTCATACTTTCTGTTTGGTGTGGACATGATGTCCCCTAGGTAAAAATTCACTCGCATATTGAATGTCTTTGCCCTTGATTTGGCTTCATCCAGTGCATCACTGAGTGGTTCACACGCACTGAGATTCACATTACAGTGTTTGTATTTACCGAGATCCCCACCGAAACCACACCCCACATCCAACACGGCATCACCTTCCCTGCACACTCTCTGTATGAGTTCGCGCTTCTCTGAGTTGTGATGCTTCCGTATGCATTCCATGTAATCGTTTGATATTTTTTCAACACTCGTTTGACTTAGGTATCATTCGTGATAAAAGACGAGTCTTTTATTTATGTGTATGATTTATACATGGTGTGTGGAATGGATTTTAAAGTAACACCATACTTTTTCAAAATTTAAAACACAAAAAAAAATTTTATTTTTTACACTTTCTTTTAAAAGAAAAAAGTTTTGAAAATAAAAAAAAATTTTTAGAAACTTTCTTTTAAAAGAAAAAAGTTTTGAAAATAAAAAAAAATTTAGAATTAAAATATCCTCATAAAAATTTTATCCGACTCCATGTCTCCACAAGACCAATTGTAAACGTAACAGTGATTATAACCACTTCCTTCCATGAACTTGGATGTACGAAGTATGTCTACATCTAACCCAACGTCGAGTGTGTTATACACATCGATACCGACATTTCGAGCTAATATGACTGCATCTTTTAGGTCTCCTTTTCCCGTGTCATAGAACATATACGCCTGTTTCACATGTGTACCAGTTTTCACCGATGTGTAAGGGACGCAATAATAAGACGTAAAGTGACCACTTGAATCATCGATGTATGAGTATATCATATCTTCAACAGGTAATAACCAGCGTTTGACGTAGGCTTCATCTATGACTGGTGCGACTGCGTACCTTGACATGTGTTTGGATAACACACCCGTGACCCTTTGTACATCGGTATCTGTGATAAGTCTATGTGAGCACGAACCAGACACAATGTGTGGTCTTTCTCGTTCTTGTGAAAATTTAGCCTTGTTAAGTTTGGGTACATTTAAAAGCCTGTGCCAATAACTGGTCTTCACGAGTGGCGAAGGGAGTTCAGCCACAGCCGTCGCAATCGCTTGCCATATACCTTTCAGATTTGATCGTCTCGCCAGTTCTGATATGAGTAGAGGTGTTAACCTTTTGTTACGGAGCGTGTCGTGTACACATAAGAAATTTGCTTGCATGACATCAATTATTTTATCGTGAAACCTGTATTTAGAAGGTATCCCTGAAATGAAACCTACGAGCTTACCACTGGATTTTGCCCTAATACCAATATTCCATTCCGGATCTGTCGCCCATTCGATAAACTTTTTAGAATATTCAAGTGAAAAATGTTCATCTCGTATGTAGTGCGAGCTAAGTAAGTCACTCGCTTCGTCTATGGAACACGTCGACCACTCGAATTCTTTTGGTAATTCGATGGGTGTTTTGCGCACACACCTCGAAGAATCAATTTCACCCAGTGTCTCTTTAGACATAGGTTGTGTATCCCAGAATGTATGTACCATTTAATATACATGTGTATGTATTTTTTAAGTCAGCTTAAAGTTTTGTGTGCATATTAAGTCAGAAATGTCGCTCGAACAGGATTACACCACAGTCCCGGGCCAGCTCTATGCTTGCCTCTCCGTTGTTGGTCCGGAATGCCCTCAGAAGAATGATAAATTTGGTATTAAAATCAGAGGAGCCTTTTCTACTCGAGAAGAAGCTGCAAACCATGCAAAACGTCTTCAAAGAGAAGATGCGACTTTTGATATATATGTTGTAGATATGTACAAATGGTTGTTGATTCCACCAGACCCCACCGTCATCGACGATGTTCACTACACGAATGAAAAGTTGGAAGAACTCATGAGTGGATACAAAGAGAATCAAGCTATGGCGGCAAAGATGTTCCAAGAGCGTAAGAGAGATATGATGGAAAATCCAAATAACACATACATTAAACCAGGTGACGAAAATTCAAAGTACTACACGAAGCCAGATGAAGCGCCGATTAGTCACCCATCAGAGGTACTTGAACGCCTCAGGAAGGAGAAACCAGATGCAAATATGGAAGATCTCGTGAAGGAAGCTGACGAAATTGTCGCCAAGGAGATTGAAGAACGACGTAAGAAGCGTGAAGCTGAAGAGGGGAGTGTTGAAGCGAAGGTGACTGTAGGAGATGAAGTTGAAAAGGGTGAAGAAGTGAACTCTGCGTAAATAACTAAAAAAGATATAATGCTGATCGGTAGCCCCGATCACCATTGTTGAATATATTCTGGTTAAGTGTATAAACACGAAACACTTAAACGGAACACATTTTATCCTGGGCGAAGAATGACTGGTTGCATAGTCTTACCCATAAAAAATCCTAAAATAAAAGCCACAAATATCACTATGTACGCTGTTTTGTCTAGATTTGAAAAAATATCAATTTTTTCTTGGTATTGTGTGTGTGGAAGTGGAGCCGATGGAGGTGGAGGATAGTAATACAAGGGTTCTTGCTCATTCTGTTCATCCTCTATTGATTCTTCCTTTTGAAGGACATCCGGTGTATACTCAAGTGGATTTCCTATATCACTCTCCATTTTATAAAATCGAGTTTTATTTTTTTAAGTACATTATTCCTCATCTTCATCTTCATCTTCATCAACAATAAAACCAGCTAAATTACCATTTTCATCTGCATCTTCTTCGTCGTCTGATTCAGATTCGGATTCAGATTCCGAATCATAATCATCTTCATCAAAATCGGAATCTTCTTCGTCTGTGTAATCGTCTTCAACTTCTTCAAACAGTTCAAGGCGCTCAGGGGGCTTGGAAACGCGACCAGAACGGGTTCTAATGCTAGACATTTACAATATTTAATCATTACATCTTTAAGTCATTCAACCTTTCTATTATTGTGTTCAGTTTACTCATTATTTCATTGTTTTTGGAGTACATACCGAGTTCTTCTAGGTTATGCATCGATCGTTCTATAAGTTTATTCGAAATATCAGAATGACCCTTGAAATCTACCGCCATGTGTAGATTTGCTACAAATTCTCTATACAATATACCGTTCACATGTGCATACTCTCGCACATCTTGTATGATTTCTTCGACCGGATCCATCTTTGTTTTTATTTTTGATATCCTCGAAGATATATAGATTACAGCTAATAAAACAACTACTGCAATCATATTTATAATTTAGATACTATCTTATCTATAAGCCTGTGTTTCCTGTTCACACATTTACAAATTTTTTGAATTTCACTTTTGAATACCGAAAAATCAGACTGTGTAGAACACATTGGGCATGTGTGGTTTGTCTTGACGAGCTTCTTTTTACCCTTCACATTCTCTATAGTGTGTATTTCGAGGTTATCATCTTGAACCATGTATTTTTTGATATATGTCTTAAGGTCTTCACGTACATCCTCTCTTGGTTTTTCGATCGGTTTCTTCTTTGGAAGAGGTTTGTATTTCGTGACCTGTAATTTTTCGACAATCGATGGTGGTAACTGATGTCTTCGCCCAGAGAAATCCTTACAAAAACCATAGAAACGACCTTTCATTGTTTCGCATCTACAGAAACACTTTTGAAATATAGTGTCTCCTAGTATGTGAAACCATACATGATTTGAACCGTGGCTCCGTTTGGTGTTTTCACAATACCTAGATGTTGTCGCCACGAGGTAACTATTCTTTTCTCGGTATAGATTTTTTACGCGAGCGTCTACTTGACCTTCCATGTGTCGACGTATGAATGTTTCGAGTAAAGCACATGTTTCCGGATCTTTTAGTTCGTCTTTCAATTGACTTGCCGTGAATGAACCTTCCTTCTTTTTGTGTAAACCTTCGATTATGTTGGGTTCGGTACATTCACTCCTAAGAGTCGCCATAAACATAATTTCGAGTGTTGGCTCTGGTGATATATTTTGGAACATAGCAAGTGGACCATGTTTGTACATAAGTATAGGTAAATACTCACTTTGCGTCTCCTTTCCTCTATCGCATCCAGAGCACCCTTTACCATTACATTCCTTGTGTGTGACCCATTTGTGTGAAAATGGCATTCTAAACCCACTCCCCCGTGTATTTCGTTCATTGCTTCCATACACAGACAAATCGACAATGTCATTCCAATCTTTGGAACCATATGCAATATTCAGTGTGTTTATCACGTGTTCCCTGAGAGCTAATGCTGAAGATCTATTTACAGCAAAATCCGGCCAATTTATATGTACACCAGTTTTCATGAAATCACCTACCTTTTTTGGTTTTGAAACACATACGAGTGCATCTTTACCCCCATACTTACTGACTTTGTCGCATATCACTTTACACACGCGTTTTATTTCTTCTATCGTGAGAATATCATCATCTTTGTAATCGAGATCGACGAAAAAATTGTACGCATCTATTGTTTTTTGTTCTACTAGATACACTTTTTCGTTTAATGTGATGCATTCAACGTATTTTTCATAAAATTCCTTCAATCTATCAAATGGTACGGACAGCACACCGCCGTCCATGAACACATGTGATGGATTGGGGTTCTTTCCAAGAAAGCCGTGCTCTTTGCACCACTCCTTGAACATACTTACCATTAGTTCGAGTCATTCTTTTAATCTTCTTCAAAGCTTCTCCACATAGATTTCCTAAATGAGATATCTGGATATGTAGGTTCATCTTCTGATAGTTTTTTCTTCAACATTAAAAGTTCATATACTTTGTCTTCTTTGTGTTCTTCAATATATTCGTTTGCGCGTGTGGGCGTGTATGAATGCCTACTTACGAGTAAATCTTGTATTTGCATTAAAATGTAGCTCTTTGACTTCATTATTTTATAGCAAAGGATTTTCTATTCAAAGATGTAACACACGCATAGAACTCGGGGTTTTCGAGTACATTTTTGGTGATACGATCCCATTGCTTCTTCATTCTGAACTCCTGAAGAGTGTCAAATGACATAAAATCATTCTCGTCATGCGTACGTTTAATAGGTTGTTTTTGTATTTTTTTAGCTATTGTCTTTTGTTTTTCGTCATTGAACTTTTTAACGAGATCAACTTGTTCTGGTTTCGTATAATTTACGAAAAAAATAAATACATTATATTCCAACTCAACAGTCGGACTTTCTTTTACTGTAAATTTAAATTCTGTATATTCGCCTTTCTTTAAAGAAACGACACCACGCGTTTCTTCTTCGAGTTCACGAAGAGCACATCGAATAGGATTAAAAATCTCTCTTCGACGACACCCTCCGGTCACGAATATCCAGTCTTTAAAGCGCTTATCTCTCACTGTTAGGAATTTGGGTTTATCACTTGTAAATGTTACCGGTACTGCTATCGCTTTATATTTCTTCATTGCGCTGATCGCAAGTTATAATCGCCAGAGATGTTAATTTTCTTTGGACTCGGCAACATTTTTGATTGGGACCTCTTCCTCTTCCTCTTCTTCATCATGCTCTTGAATAACATGGTGTTGATTGGGTGGTGGTGTGTGCGCTTGAACGATTTTATTACAGAAACCTTTAATACTTTCGATATCACTCTTTGCCTTTGTAAACTCCTTATACATGTAAAAGGTAGCCGCGATACATGCGATTATAGCTACAATCGTGAGAGTCTCTCTATCAAAAGAGATCATACTTTTGTGTAATAGAAACGTTGAATTTTTTTAAGTAGCTTCCTCCTGGTTAATGGGAGAAATGAATTTTTCGAGTGTCCTGGATTTTGGATCATATGTGAGTATAAACACAAAACCTAAAAGGAATAAATACTTCCAAAGCATTTGTTATTAGTATCTAATTTAATTAGAATACATGAGGCCACCCATACCGTTCTCTATGCGCATAATGTTATAGTTAACGGCATACATGTCTGTATCAAATGTACCAGAATCCGTCACGAAACGGGCGGAATCTAAACGACTGAAGTTAAGCGAACCAGTTGGTTGAAGCTTGAATGTTTCGAGGCAGAATGGGTACAAGAAACGATCGGCAACCACTGTGTCCATGTAATTGTACGCCGCATGGTAATAAAAGGAGCACGCGGTATAGTGTGGGTTAGCCTTTTTACCATCAGTAACGTCGGTACCGTTTATTTGCAGTCGGATATTACCAGCATCAAAATCAACGTTACCACTCGATTTTGCGGCAGCGATGTATTTCACTGGGTGGTTGTAGTTGACCTCTTGGATCGCGGTACCGGATTGGACGGAACGTTGTGTTTGGGTGATGATCATGTTTTGTGGAGTAGCAGCTAAAGTGGTGCGCTCCTCGGTATCCAAGTAAATGTACTGAGCGTGAACTTCATAGTCATCATTTACTGGAGTCTCCCACGTGATTCGCAATTCAACATCGTGGTACTGAAGCGCGATCAATGGAATCGCAGATTGCCAGTTTTCGCAGAAAGAGAAATGCAATGGGTAGAAGCTCGATTGTGGGTTGCTACCAATTGGAGACTTTGTGTAAGTTTGAGCCATCACAGTTGGCGCAATGTATTGGGAGAAATGAGAGGTTTGGTCATCGATGACTTGACCCCCGACCAAAAGCTCGACCTTCTTAATACGACTGATCCACTGATCTCTGTTGTAAGGAATTGGAGTACGGCGCGTGATGTAGCAGTATCCGAGGAGATCTCCCTTACGCTCAAATCTGACAGTGGAGATACCACCAGAGGATGGGACGCCCTGGAGGACCTGACGTTCCACGGTTTGGGCAAAGTTTGTGTGACGACGATAATTGGAGCGCCAGAAGCTCACTTCGGGCTGGCCGACGATATGGGCATCCTGGGCACCGACGGCGACGAGTTGGGCAATACCACCAGACATTTTATATATATTGAGGTTATTTTTTTAAATAGAATCATCTTTACATGAGTGTTCCTGGTCATGTAAAGATAACGAGAGGTTGTTTCGATCAACCGACTTTTGGGTCCCCCAAAAAACACTTATGTTTTATGGGCCCAACACGCTTCCACTGCGTCATCTCGTTTGCCCCCAGAGAGTATCGATCTCTCTTCTTGGACTGTTTATGTAAAGTACTAAATCCACATTCTACCTTTGAACTATGGGGGCTTTATAATACTATGATATATTTATTTATTCAAAATCGCGCGTAAATGTTCTTCGGCTTGTTCTTTTGTGATGAATATACCTATATATTTTCTTTTATACTTAAGCGCCCATTTATTAAGAACTTTATAAACGCATCCTTCTCTTTTTTTATTTGTACCATCTGGTTTAATAAAATTTTCTGGATCTTTCGTGTACTCTTTCAATACTTCTATGGCTTCATCTTTATTATTGAAAGCGCCATTAGATAAATACACATTTTTACCTTTATTTTTTATACACGGTGTATAACCATTTGAGAATTTTTTTACGCAGCCCATGTAACCATCCCTATTAATTTTACTTTTGATTAAACCAATTGATATTTTATTCTTTAGTAAGTCGGATAATTCTTTTTTACTGTTACCGCCTGCGGAACAATTATATCCATTTGGTGCCAATGAATTGTAATAGTTTATCCAATGTATCTCCCTTTCATCCAACGATTCATTTTGTACGGTCTCTAATATTTCATAAACCATTTCATCACCATATTTATTTATAGCTCTTTTCAATAATGTACAATTTGATGAATTTTGTTTATGGTGTTTAATTCGCGCCTTTAACGTGTTTATAGTTTGACCTATATACACCTTATTTGAAGGACTTGTTATCTTATAAATAATACCCATATACTATCAATTGCATTTATATTTTTAAATATGGAACAACACATTTAAAAAGATAATCTCACCCACAGAGATTCGAACTCTGGTTGATCGGTTAACAGCCGACATTCCTAACCACTAGAAGATAGGTGAATGGGTCCGACCTAGGTGATTCGAACACCTGACTCATGGAGGGTTATATCATACTACTACAATCCATTGCTCTTCCATCTGAGCTAAGGTCGGATAAAGCTCCCACCTGTATTCGAAACAGGGTTGTTGGATTTGCTTCAATATTATTCAAAGTCCAAAGTGATGACCACTACACTATGAGAGCTTGGGTTGAAGAGGGGTTCATATCCCCACTTCATTAGTATTACTTTCCTTTTCTTTAACCTCTTTTGTATATTTAAAATGATACATCACTAATGAAAATAACCCCGCCGCCACATTCGTGATGGTCATGGGAATCACTTTGTAATATATGGAATATACGAGTGCAAACGCACTCGCAAGGAGATTGAGGTGCAAAAATGAGTAATTTATGGCTTTTGCATCCTGATTTTTGTATACATGTACAATCTCTGGGACGAACATAAGTGTTATGAGTATTGAACTTGCGAACCCAAACACATCTACGACATTCATTTTGACTTCTTTAATTCATCTATTTCCGATTTAAGCTCCTTTATGGCTTCTATGAGAAGACCCGCTAAGTTACCATAGGCGAGGGAATATTCACCCTTTTCATCCGTCATTACAGCTTCTGGAAGAACCTCAAGGACTTCTTGAGCGATGAGACCGGTGTAACGTTTACCATCATTCTTACGTCTATAAGTGTACCCATTAAGTTTTTCAACTTTTTCAAGTGCGTTGTCGAGCTTGACTATATCCCTTTTGTGTCTAATATCTGAATATGCGGTCACGTTACCAACACAATAAAGACTCCCACCACACGTGGAATCATTGTTGGCGAGGTTAAAAATCCATGGCCATTGACTATTAACCTGGCCCCAGCCTTCACTATCTATAGGGCCTCGTAAAATATACAATAGGTTACCATTGTTGTGTATCATCGCCGACATCTCACCGGTATCTCTAAAATAAAGGGTTGGTGACACACCACGAATGACTGAACGGTTTGCATCTGTGAAGATAGACCCTGCTGTATAGATATCCCCTGAGAACGTCCCAGTAGTAGCACTGACATAACCACCATTTACATTTGCGGCTGTATAGGACGTGGGACCGGGAGGACCAGTAGGACCAGGTCCACCATCAGTACCATCAGTACCATCAGTACCAGGAGGACCAGCAGGACCAGGAGGACCACCAGGACCAGGAGGACCACCAGGACCAGGAGGACCACCAGGACCAGGAGGACCAGTTCCACCAGGAGTACCATTAAGACCTTGAATACCTTGAATACCTTGAATACCTTGAATACCTTGAGCACCAGTAGCACCTTTTGGTATCTTAAAATTAAATACAGCTGCGTTAGTTGTACCGCCGTTTGTTACAGATGCATTCGTACCAGCATTCACCGTCGCGACATTTCCTACAGCTATTGTAGCCGCTGAACCAGTAGCACCGGGAGGACCAGTAGCACCTTCTGGTATGCTAAAATTCAATGTAACATTGTTGGATGGGCCGGTGGCTGTTACAGATGCATCCGTACCAGCACTCACCGTCGCGACATTTCCTACAGCTATTGTAGCCGCTGAACCAGTATCACCTTTATCACCTTTATCACCTTTATCACCTTTATCACCTTTATCACCGTCAATACCTTGAATACCTTGAATACCTTGAATACCTTGAATACCTTGAGCACCAGTAGCACCTCTTGGTATAGTAAAATTCAATGTAACAGCGTCGGGTGTGCCGTTGGATGATACAGATGCACCTGTATTAGGTAGTCCAGTACTGACGGTCCCTATAGCTATTGTACCTGCTGGACCCTGAATACCCTGAATACCCTGAATACCCTGAATACCCTGAATACCCGGGTCACCTCTTGGTATGGTAAATGACAGCGTAGATGCGTTAGCCGGACCACTTAATGACACAGATGCATCTGTACCAGCTACTCCAGTTGCCACAGAAACGGCCTCTACTGCAGCTAAATATTGTACGTCATTTCCACCTATCTGAAATGTATAGCCAGATGATATATTGACATTACCTTCTATATTGAGTCTTGCAGTTGATATGGTATTCGTACCAATCGCTACATTTCCATATGAATCAACTCGCATGCGTTCAGTACTCCCTGTGGTAATCGCAAAGGTATCAGTATCCGGAAATCCAAACTTTGTGTCCGCATCTCCGTCGTGAGTTACATAATCATCGATTATGATTGAACTTGTGTTTATTGGTCTCGATATAGTGCCGGTTGTTATATTTCCTGCATCTATGTCCGTTATCAAGGCGCCATCTCCAGAAATGGTTGTAGCTGTTAAGTCTCCTACGTTAGCTGAACCATGGACATTAAGCTTATAAGTGGATACTTCATTTGTGTCTATACCTACACCACCTGTTATTTCAACACCTCCCTCTAAGGTAGAGAGTTTTATATTACCATCGTAATAGAGATCCGCCGAACCATTTTGATTACAATAAATCATCCACTCGTCGTCTACATCATTATAAATCCCACAACCCGTATTATCTTCACTTACAAATGCGTAACGCCCATTTATAGAGTATCCCTCGTGATTACCAGCGCCATCACCCGTTGTTTGGACTGTACCGTAATCACCGGTGACACCTGTGAGACCTCTTGTTGTAGAACCAATAAATGTGGAATCACTCGTTGTCACTGTAGTTGTGTCTACTGGTCTCGATATAGTACCGGTTGTTATATTTCCTGCATCTATGTCTGTTATCAAAGCGCCATTTCCAGAAATAGTTGTAGCTGTTAAGTCTCCTACGTTAGCTGAACCATGCACATCGAGTGTGGATTGAGGTGTGGATGTTAAAATACCAACTCGACTTTCTAATACATCAACGTGTAAATTATTTGTGCCAACCGTAAGATTTGATGAACACGCAACTTCTCCCGTAACATCGAGTTCTTTTGCTGGGTTATTGTTATTTATACCTATTCTATTTGTAGATTCTTTGACGTAAAGTGTAGTTCCTCCAGTTATATCACCCGTGGTGACGACATTGTCTCCGGTAACATTACTCATCACCGTTACGACATTTACATTATCACCCACTAGATTACTCACCAAAGTCATAGCATTTACATTATCACTTATTAGGTTACTATATACGGTCACAGCGTTAACATTATCACCTATTACATTACTGTATGTTGTAATAGAACGAACTATATTAGCATCTAGACCGGTTGTGACATTGGATAATGTCATAGTTCTATCTGACGAAAACGCAGTTTCATCACCCTGTGCTAAAACTTCGGAAATTGCTTGGAGTCTTGGTGTTGGGGTCGCTTGTGAACCCCCTGACAAAACAAAATCGGATGCTACGATGACGCCATTGACAGTGATTTCTTCACCGGTGAATTTTGTTGCGTGTACATTTCCGCTTGTGTAAAACGTATTTGATCCATATTCGTCTATTTGGACATTTGCACCAATGTCCAATGTGTGTATAGGTGATGTATTGAGAATACCGACGTTAGATGTAAAGTATACAAAATCGTGTGTTCGGGGATTAATATCATCAACGATGAAATCATTTGCTTCTATACCACCCGTAACAGTGACATTTGAAGACTTGAAGTGTTCCGCATACGCGTTTCCACTTGTGTAAAAAGTATTTGAACCATATTCATCTATTTGTACATTTGCACCAATGTCCAATGTGTGTACAGGCGCTGTATTTAGAAGTCCTACATTCGATTCAATTCCAATAAATCCATTTGTTTTCGCAAAAACTCGATCGGTTATCACGTCACGTGTTGTTACTGAGTTTGTTACAGTGGCACTTTCACTTTTTAATTCTTCTGCGTATGCGGGTCCACGCACGTAAATTTTATCCACCCCTGTATCGTCAATGTATACATTAGAACCCAAATCTAATGTGTGTATAGGTTCTGTATTCATTATACCAGCTTTCGTGGTTGTCGTGAAACTTGTAATCGCATTTTCAAATTCAATAGTTTTCATTGTGGTTGCACCTACATTTGATATATCGCTGAGTGTTGTAACGAGTTTATAATGACTATCAGCTGGGTTATATGATTGATATGCCGCATCTCCCTCAATTATTCTAAGTGTCGTATCTGCATAGTTTTTTTCGTGTATATTCGAAAATTGCCCTGTGTCCCCTATGATGGGCATGACTACTACTATTAATTACCAAATAAAATACCAGCCATACCATTTGATACTTTGAGTATATTGTAGTTTACTGCATAAACAGTTATCTTTTCGTTAAGTCTAGCCGAACCTCTCTGGGTATTTCTGAGTACTATTTTTGCATCATCAAGTCTACTGAAATTACACGTACCAGTCGGTGTATAACTCGACGAGTTCTTACAGAAGTTGTATGCATAATATCTGGTGTAAAACGGGGAATTTTCATTTTCATCAAATTGATTGATACCAAACTTACTGTGTTTGTAATTTTGTATCGTGTGAAAGTAGAGCGGTGACATATTTTCTA